GGAATACCACTGTCGAAAACAAACAGTGAAGATGTAGATACCAAAGCTGAAGACCACGCATATGATGCACTCCGTTACATGGTTATGACTCGCACTTCTGGTTATACATCAATTCACAAAACATTGCAAGGCATAAAAGAACAAGCGTTCCAACCTTTTGACGGGACATTCGGATACTAGATGGCAGATTTAGCTGACAAGATTAAAAACAAAAGCCTTACCGTTGGTGAGGCTCTTGACATTCGTAAAGTACCCGCTTCACTTCGTAAGAACATAGAGGCTGCAGGTCTCACTATGGACTCGCCGTGGGATTCGATAAAGGATACAGACTTTCTCACTAAGTTAAACGAAGTTGGTTCAGAATCAAACTTTACAAGCTTGAATACTATCGAGAACGAACTAAAGGCTGCTGCTTCTGCTGCAGACACACCTTTCCCTTATACTACCGTGTTTGGTGCAGAGGGTAAAGCTAGAAAAGGGCTAGGCTTAGAGAAGGCCAAGCAAGCACGTCGCACAAAAGCTTTCAAAGGTGTACCAGAGGCCAAGCAATCTCTCAAGGCTCTCACAGAAGGCATTGCTGCCATACCTGACCCCCAGACTCGTGCAGCAGTTGCTTTCAACGCTCTAGTGCCTCTGCGTCCCGGTGAGGTTGCTGGCATCAAGATTGATGATATTGATTTTGAAACAGGTTCTTTCAAAGAAGCCTATCGTCGCGTCAACAAGATTCGTAATGAACTCGACCTTCCTGAAGTAGCGTTAGAGATTCTTCGTGATGCTGCCGATACTGCGAGAGCAGAAGGTAGAGAGTACCTGTTCTTACCTAAAGACGTTGAAAATCCTAAACAGGCTACGTCAACTTTTGTAAAAAAGATGACTGCTGCTGTCAAGGCACCCGGCGGTATTGGTCCTCGCTTCAAACCGTTTGCAAAAGAAATGGGCAGAGATGTTGTAGGTGCTTCTGACATTCGTAAGATTATCCCGTCCATCATTGCCAATGAATTAGGCTATAAGTCTGAAGCCAGTGCGATTATGGGTCACGCATCTTTTGATGAGACTGTCGATGGTATGAAGGCCATCACTCGCAAGCACTACGCATCCCAAATTATCACAGGCGAAGGAACTACAGCCAAGCAAGCTCTTCGCGCACTGCAGAACATGTACGGTGAAGTTCTCGGACTATCTACCCTGAATGAGTTGCCAGCATCTATGGGTGTCGAAGCAAAGGGCTTGACCATTGAAGGCGCACCTAAACTTGCTGTCATCCCGAAGGGTGCAGAAATCGTAGGCACACAGGTTCAGGGGACTTTGACAGATGCTGACCTCGACCTGATTGAGGATGTTCGCGAAGCCCGTAGTCAGGAACTGAAGCTGGCTGCGACAACTGCAGAAAAGCAACGCCTCGAACTGGAAACCCAGATGGGTGAACTAGATGAGGAAGCCATTCGTTCTAGAGAACAACGTCGTCTGAAAGCAGAACAGATTCGCAAAGAAGAACGTGCAAAGATAAAAGCAGGACTCAACATTGAATCCACTTCTGCTTCCACTGATTTATCTGATTATTTAGACCAGAACCCAGAAGTTAAAAATCAATTAGAGAAAACGGGATTGTTAAGTAGGTTCCTTGGAAAGACAACTAAAGCGATTGGCATAGGTGCAGCCCTAGAGACTGCTCGTCAGTTTATCGAAGAGCCTGTAGCAACTGCCGCCGAACTTGGTAAAGAAGTCCTTCTTGAACGTGGTCTTGGCGCAGGACCCGGTGCTGCAGTGAGCATGATTATGCAACCCACAGAATTAGCTAGTGGTGAACTAACTCCTGAAGACCGTGCTATGGCAGAGGTTCAAAGAGACACTGGCTTCATAGATATTGACAGAGGACCCGAAGCCGCCCCTGTCAATCAAGACCAAGGCTTCTTATCTAGATAACGGGAGATGAAAATGACCAATTTCAATTTCGGTGCATCTTACATCATGAACTCAGACAAAACATCCGTAGATGACCAGATGGGTGCAGACAAGCTTTATCGTGAAGGTTTAGAGTTTGACACCAGAATGGCTCAAGCTGTTCTGACTGAAGACATGCCAAAGAAGATGACCAAATCTGCAGTTGACCCTGCATTAATGAAAATGGCTGAAGAACGCGATTACTAAGATATGTCAGAAGATAATTTCCTTCAACCTGAAGATGACACTGCCATCTCTATAATGAACCCTGAAGAAAATTTTCCGGGTCTTTATGGATATGTGAAAGCAAAGTTTGAAGAAGCAGAAAACGGACGTTACATTTACGAACAACGTTGGTTACAGGCTTATAAAAACTTTCGTGGTGTGTATGACTCTACAACTACCTATCGTGATTCAGAACGGTCGAGGGTATTCGTAAGAATTACCAAGACAAAGGTTCTGGCAGCGTATGGTCAGATTGTAGATATTCTTTTTGCCAATAAGAAGTTTCCGTTGGTTGTGCAACACACTCCAGTTCCAGAAGGGATTGCGGAGTTTGCTCACATGGAAACACCTCTTGACCAAATGCAGCAAGAAGACCCATACGGGTTTGCTGGTGATGGACGAGAGATGTTGCCGGGAGCGTTGGGTGCAGAACCATCTAGCAACTTTCTTGGTGGTCTTCAGGGCGAGTATGGGCAGTTGCCTCTTGCTGAAGGACCTGCAAAGATGGGTGAACCTCAAATCAACCCAGCACAGATTGCAGCGTTAAATATGGAAAAGGTCATTCATGACCAACTTCTTGACACCAACGCAGTAAACGTATTTCGTAATGCTATTTTTGAAGCGTCCCTTCTTGGCACAGGTATTGTCAAGGGACCTTTTAATTTTTACAAGCGTGTCCACCAGTGGGGCCGCAACGAGGACGGCGAACGAGAATACCAGCCGTATGAAAAGGTTGTACCTAGAATCGAAATGGTGTCTGCGTGGGACTTTCACCCAGACCCATCTGCTACGAGCATTGATGACTGTGAGTACGTCATAGAACGTCACAGGATGAATCGCCAACAACTTCGCGCATTAATTAAGCGTCCTCATTTTATAGCGGAAGCTATTGAAGAGTGTTTAGCGAAGGGTCCTAACTACGAGGACAAATACTACGAAGATACAATTCGTGAGGATGAAACTGAACCCTATGTTTCTGAAAGCCGCTATGAGGTTTTAGAATACTGGGGTGTTCTCGACTCTAAACTTGCGAAAGAAGCAGGCTTCGAAGAAGCAGACATGATGTCTGAGTTCGATGAACTTCAGGTAAATATCTGGGTCTGCGGAAATATGATTCTGCGCTGTGTCTTGAACCCTTTCACTCCAGCCCGTATTCCGTATCAGGTGTTCCCATATGAAGTTAACCCGTATCAGTTGTGGGGTGTTGGTGTTGCTGAGAACATGGAAGATGCACAGAAGCTAATGAACGGTCACGTTCGGATGGCAATCGATAATCTTGCGTTGGCAGGCAACTTAGTTTTCGATGTAGACGAGGCTAGCCTTGTCCCCGGTCAGAACATGGATATCTTCCCCGGCAAGATATTTCGTCGTCAATCCGGTGTTACTGGCACAGCAATCAACGGGTTGAAGTT